ATCACCGTCGCGGGAATTACTGCTGTTTCCAGTGTCAGAAAATTGGCACTTGTAAGAACCCTTGTTACAACAGCCCGCTGAAATGCGGACTGGCAAAGGAGGTTGAAAACTGTGAAAACCCTGACGCTTGAACAGCTTATAGAAGCGGCGGAGATTTGCGGATCCGGCAAAGAGGGCGCATGCCAGGTCTGCCCGGCGCATAACGACGGCGAAGTCGTGTCGAGCGCGTGCATCGAGAGCGTTATGGCGGAAGCCGCCGCCGCGCTGAAAGAATACGCCTGCAACGGAGGTGGTTACGATGCTTGATTTAAAGCCGTGTCCGCAATGCGGCGAAGTGCCCGAAATCGGATATGCTTGCGGCGAATATTTTATTTTACCAATATCAAGAGCAGTGGGAGCTTGCGTGTGCAGTTCTTTCGCCGAAATGCACTCAACCAAAGAACAAGAAATCAAAGCGTGGAATAGGAGAGTTGAAAATGGCTAATGCAGACAGATGTATTTGTTGCGGAGAGATAGTCCCCGAGGGGCGGCAGATATGCCCGCAATGCGAACGCAAAAGATACATCTACACTATCCCCGATGTCCCGCCGTCACTCAACAAGTTCGCCGGGCGCGGATCCGCACAAGGCAGAAGATGACAGCTTTTCAAATGTTGAGCTTCAGCTTTGCGGGAGCTATGACAAAGAAAACCCGCGAACAGAAATAACAATAAAGGAGCGTTAAAAATGGATTGTAACAAGGCAATAAATTTTTTATACGAACTCAAAAGACTTTGTGACTCACGTGATGAGTGCGTGGCTAATGCGGCTAATAAAGAGGACTGCCCGATGTTTGGGGTTTGCAAGCTCACGTATTCAAAAATCTGTGCCAAGGATGCTAAAAAGGCAATCGAAACTGTGCAAAAATGGAGCGACGAACACCCCGTAAAAACATACGTACAGGACTTCTTTGAGAAGTTCCCAAAAGCGCAAAGCGACTCAGACGGAACCCCGTATGCATGCAGAAAAACAACATACGGCGGAAAGTGTCCGGGGATAGAATGCGATCCGGGGTTAGAATGCGATGAATGCTGGAACGAGCCAATGGAGGCAGCTGACGATGAATAAAAAGAAAGCCGGAATCCTGATGTGCACACATTTTAACTGCGATCACCGTCGCGGGAATTACTGCTGTTTCCAGTGTCAGAAAATTGGCACTTGTAAAAATCCTTGTTATAACAGCCCGCTTAAATGCGGACTTGCAAAGGAGGTCGACCAGCATGAAAACCCTGACGCTTGAACAGCTTATCGAAGCGGCGGAGATTTGCGGATCCGCACAAGGCAGAAGATGACGGCTTTTCAAATGTTGAGCTTCAGCTCTGCGGGAGCTATGACAAAGAAAACCCGCGAACAGAGATAACAGTAAAGGAGCTTTAAAAATGGATTGTAACAAAACAACAAACTTTCTTGCCGAACTCCAAAGACTTTGTGGCTCACGCGATAGGTGCACAGCTGATGCGGCTAACGAAGAGCAATGCCCGATGTTTGGAATTTGTAGCTGTGGGCTCACAAATTTCTGCGCCAAAGATGCTAAAAAGACTGTGCAAAAATGGAGCGACGAACACCCGAAGAAAACATACGCACAGGACTTTTTGGAGAAATTTCCAGAAGCGCAGAGAAATTGGGACGGAGTCCCATTTGTGTGCAGAAAAAGAATCTACGGTGGAATACACTCGGCAACATCTGAGGGTTGCGATGACACGAAAGCCTGCTATAGATGCTGGAACAAGCCAATGGAGGAATGACAATGGATAACGAACCCTTTTACCTCGAAAAACGGAGGTGCTTACGATGTTTGAGTTTGAGTCGCAAAGAGAGCCATTGAGAAGGTGCCCGTTTTGCGGAGCACCGGCAAAATATGTGGCGACAGCGTCCACCGAAAGGGGCGCGATTAGAGGCTGGGTGTTCTGCATCAAATGTCAAGAATGTGGAGCTTCCATTCCGAAAAAATATAAATTTGAGCTTCAAATCAATTCCGACGGTGGGCTTTTGGTGGGCGTCGACGAGCGCGATGAGGCAAAAAAGGACTGGAACGTGCGGGCGGATGACATCGATTTAATAAAGCAGAAAGGAACTTTTTATGAAAATCAAAAAAATTATAAGTCTGTGCAAGGCGAATAAGCACATATCGCTGTACGATATGACAACGCAGATGCTCGGCGACGGCCTCGCCGCCTACTATCTTAACGACTGCCCGGTGTTTTCAATCGACTCGCTTATGACATCTTTCGATATCACACCGACGCAGGCGGACAAAATCGTGCAGCGATACACCGCCGAGCCGCCGGAAGCGTTTTTGAAGATGGTCAAAGACGAATTTGACGGAGAAGAGCGCTGCGATCCTCTGCCGATATCTCTGCGGATAGGCTCTTACGACTATATACCATATAAGACTTCGGCCGGAATAGAGTTTGTCGAGTCAAAATATCTCGAGCCGCTTGATGTGGACGAGTTCGAGCTGTACTACCGTCAGACCGCGGCCGGCGCGTTCTTTGCGGCGAAAGCCGGATTCTTTGTGATGGCGATTATCCCAATCAGCACAACGCGGGTGCTGACGGAGAACACTGTCGGATATCTCGACGAGCTTTCGTCGATGAGTTCGATAAAATACGAAAATTTGAAATGAGGATGTGAAAAGCGGTGCGAGTCAAGAAACGAATATTTTCCGGCGCGGTTTGCGAGCAGGAAGTCTACACGGTTTCTGACCGCACCGCCAATGTTGCAAAAGCGCAGTACAAGCCGGTGCTCCGCACGGACGAGGAGCGTGAGCGCCACAATCTGATGATCGCAAGGCGGAAGCACGCGCGAGTGTTCAACGAGAATTTCTCGCCGACTTCCCTTTATTCCACTCTTACCTTTGACAATGACCACGAAGTGCACGATTGGGGCGAGGCGCGCCGGTTGCGTACATTATATAAACGCAGACTACAATACGCGTGCCCCGAAGCGAAAATCAACCTTTATATGGGACGCGGCAGAAACACAAAAAGAATACATTTCCACATGGTCTCCGACGGCGTGCCGGAAGAGATCATCAAAGCGCAGTGGATCTATGGCGATATCGTGCAGATCGAGCACCTGCGCCGACACAACTATTATAACGGTATAGACCACGGTTGCGATTACACAGGTCTTGCCAATTACTTATTCGACCATTGGACGCCCGAGCAGGGCACTAAACATAGATATTTATCAACCCGCAACATGCGGCAGCCTGACAGCGAGGACGCAAAGGTCGCGCTCCGGAGCTACAGCCCGGACAACCCGCCGATCGCCCCGAAAGGCTATCGCCTTGTCGAGTGCATTCAAAACAGATTCGGATATATGTGTTTTAAATACATAAAGGAGCCCGAAGACGAGCCGCCGAATCGACCGAGAAAAAGGAAAAACTGCTGACGGATGTCAGCTTTTTAAAGCCTTGTAAATGTGTCAAGTTTCGCGACGAAGAGGAGGAAAACAAAATGAGCGATTATATTGACCGTGCTGCACTCGGGATAGGCTTGTGTAACCGAGATGTTTTTGAGAACAAAGGTTATGCGGACGGCTGGAATGCCGCTGTTAAAATTTTAAAAGAAGCTCCTGCTGCTGATGTGCAAGAGGTTAAACACGGCAAATGGATTAAGATGTACAATAACCCTGATGATGGTAATTATTATTGTCCTGAATGTCATCACAGTATAGACATCGCGACTGGAAGAGAAACACCAAGAGACCGTGGTTTCTTTTATTGCCCGCACTGCGGCGCGAAAATGGAAAAGGGGGAATCTTTATGACAGTAGTGGAATACATAAACCGGATTCGGCACATGAACAACGAGCTGTCATTCAAACAGCGCCAGCGCGAGGAACTGCTTGATGTGCTCACATCGATTACCGCGCCGCAGGGCGAAGCCATACAAAAAACAGCAGATGACAAGATGAGCCGCCTTATTTCGCAGTATGTGGATTTGGGCGAAGAGATCGTGGAGCTTTATCGGCGGAAGTTTGCCGCAGAAACCGAACTTCTGTCGCTTACGCGTCAGCTCCCGCCGCAGTGGGAGGAGTTTGTGCTTCTGAGATATTGCAGGAATATGAGCATTGAGAGCATAGCGGAAGAAATGGGATATTCCTGTGAGTGGTGCTGGAAGACCAACCGCAAGGCGAACGAAGCCCTGGAAATTTTAATAAACTCTAAAAGTGTACAGAAAAATACAGAGAAATACAGTTAAGGTCTGTGGTATGCTGTAGAAGTAAAAATAGACAACAACACCTATCTGGTTTTTCTTTTCTCCTTTCTTCCCGCCTCGCCCTGCGGCGGGTTTTAATAGCAGGGCTTTTATATGGTGGCATACGGTTATCTTCGGGGCTGATACACCCCGAAGGCGCGGTTTGACTCCGCGCGCTGCGACACCTTCATTTGACGCACCTCTCTGTGAGCCGGGAGGTGCGCTTTTTATGTCCTTTTAACTCAACAGGCAAGAGCCCGATCGTATGACATTTCGGGACGCCGGTCCGAGTCCGGCAAGGGACAGACGCGGGCGCACTCCTTCGGGGGTGCGCTTTGCAGTCAACTGCAAAGGAGGAGCAGGATGTTTTATAAGCTCTGCGCCAAGTGCGGCGCAGTCATACCGCTCGGCGAGACGTACTGCGCCGAGTGTAAGCCGGAGAGGAAAGCAACAAGAGAAGAGCTCAAGATTGACGACAGCGAAGAGATGGATGCCAAAGCAGAAGCCTTTTACAACTCACGCCAGTGGAGGAGATTCCGCCAAGGCATACTCGCACGAGACCACTATCTGTGTGTCAACTGCGCGGCGAACGGTCGCTTGTCAGTGGCTTCGGATGTGCATCACATCGTCCGCGTTAAGCAGGACTGGAACAAGCGCTTTGATCCGTCCAACTGCATCTCGCTGTGCAAGGCATGTCACAACAAAGCAGACCGAGCGGGCGTGTCCCTACCCCACGGGGGTGTGAAAAAAGTTTGACGCTTTTGCGGTAACCCGTTGCCGACCAGCCTCTTCGCAGCAAAAACGCCGAAAATGAAAATCAAAGGAGTGAGAGCATGGCAGGGCGGCCAAGACAGCCGATAGACCTTCTCGTGATGAACGGAAAATCGCACCTCGGGAAGGACGAAATTGAAGAGAGACGAGCAGCAGAAGTGACCGCGCCGTTCACAAAAATTGAACCGCCGGATTGTCTCTCGAAGAAACAAAAAAATAGATTCAATTATATCGCCCGGCAGCTCGCCGACATCGGATTGTATGCTGATATCGACGCCGAGTCGCTTGGACGCTACATAATCGCCGAGGAAACCTTGCAGAAAATCCGCAAGCGGTTAAAGAAAGAAATGCCGTTTGAGCAGTACGAAAAAACGCTGAATTTGCAGGCAAAATACCTCAAAATTTGCCAGCAATTCGCGGCCGACTTCGGCATGACCGTATCGAGCAGGTGCAAACTTATTATTCCGCAAAAGCCGAAAGAACCGGTGAACAAATTCGACCTTTTCGACGCGGATGAGCGTGGTGATGAGAGTGCAGGATAGAGCTACCTTGCACGCTGAGCGGGTGGTCTCCGGGCAGGAGCCGTCCTGCCTGACGCACCGTATGGCGTGCGAACGGCACCTGAACGAGATCGCTAAGCAGGGCACGAAAGAATTTCCGTTTGTGTGGTGTCCGGAGAAGTCCGAGAAGATACTGCGATATGCTGAAATGCTGACTATAGCCGAGGGCGCGCAGCCGCGTCCGGTTCGACTGCACGACTTCCAGTGCTTCGACCTGGGCGTGCCGTTTGGGTGGGTGCATGCCGAGACGGGTTTCCGACGCATCCGCCGAAAATATAAATCCGTCGCGAGACAGAACGGCAAGACATTTGAAAACGGAATCACCGGGTCGTACATCGCGAACTGGGGCGGATATAACTTCGGCAAGCTTTTCACGGCGGCAACGAAAAAGCGGCAGGCGAGAATCGCGTGGGAAGAAATCCAGAAATTTATAACGGCCGACAAAGACCTGCAGGCGCTGTTTGACGTCAAGGACTATAAGAGTCTTATCATTGCCAAACGCACCGGATGTACGATCGAGGCGCTGTCGAGAGAGAGCGGGCTTGACGATGGTTTCCGCGCAATCTTCTGCTCGGTCGACGAAATTCACCAGCACAAGGACAACGGAATTTACAAAGCTTTGTACAATGGTCAAGCCTCGCTTGACGAAGCTTTGATATCTATGATAACCACACGCGGGAAAAGCCTGAACAGCTTCTGCCGCGAGATGGACGATTATTGCCTGCAGATACTTGCCGGCACGGCGGAAGCCGACGACTTTTTTGTTGACATTTACACACTGGACAAAGAGGACGATCCATTTGACGAGAGCGTGTGGTATAAGGCAAATCCGCACCTCGTGACAGTGCCGAGCGCGCTTGAACAGCTCCGCCGCGATGCGCAGACGGCGAAGCAAATGGGCGGCTTTGAAATGTCCGACTATATGACGAAACGCCAAAATCTGTGGTATGAGTACGGCGACACGCAGTACATCACGCCGAACGAGTGGAAGCTCGGCCGGACAGAGATGACAATAGAGAACATGCGCGGTCGCAGATGTTTCGCCGGGCTCGACCTCTCAAGTGGCGGAGACTTGACCTCGCTCGCGCTCCTTTTTCCGCTTGACGATGGGAAGATATATGTCTGGTCACATTCCTACATTCCGGCCAAGCGACTTGAAGAACATATCATCACGGACACCGCACCGTATGATGTGTGGGCAAAGTCCGGCTTGCTTACGCCGTCCGAAGCGGTCGGCGGTCTGAAAAACGACTATCTGCAAATCGTAGCGGATCTGAAAGAACTGCAGGAAAAGTTTGAAATCAACATCGCCTGCATCGGATATGACCCGCACAATGCGGACGCATTTTTGGAAGAACTTGATACGCTCGGCGCGCCGTTGCTTGAAGTTAAGCAGTCGGCGCGTTTTCTGTCGGACACGACGGTTGACTTTGCACTTGAGGTCAAAGCCGGAAATGTGCTTTACGATCAGCGGAACGCGCTGATGTCGTGGTCTATTGTCAACGCGAAAAAGACGAAAAACTCTTTTGGCGAAATCAAAGTCGACAAGGAAGTGAACGCACGGCACGCGCGCATCGATGTCGTCGACGCTATTATCGACGCGCATGTCGCGTATCGAAAATCCAGGAAAGAAGAGACGCCGGACTATGAAACGGTGGTCGAAGATTATTTGAAGAAAATGGGGTGGGCTTGATGCCATTGTTTAAGAAAAAAAGTGCAAGCGACCAGCAGACGGTCGAGCGGCAGGCGCTGCTTGATTTTCTCGGCATAAGCGACGACGGCGAGGCTTTGGGCGAGGCGACATATTTTGCCTGTATAAAGATCCTGTCAGAAGCTATCGGAAAGATGCCGTTTAAAATCATGCGCACGACATCCGGCGGCGGAATCGAGACGGCGAAGAAGCACGAGCTTTACCGTCTGCTTGCGATCCGTCCGAATCCATATATGACCGCCACGCACTTTTGGTCGACGGTCGAAATCAACCGAAACCACTACGGCAACGCGTATGTGTGGATAACGGGAGCGGGCAAAAACACAAACTTGTGGTGCCTGCCGCCGGAGAGCGTGGAGATATACTGCGACGATAAAGGAATCTGGAACAGAAAAAAAGGTGCTATCTGGTATCTTTTCCACAATCCGAAAAGCGGCGAGACCGTCAGGATTCCGCACGACAGCATTATGCATTTTCGCACTTCCGTTTCTTTTGACGGCGTCGCCGGGCTGAGCGTCCGGGACCAGCTGAGCACAACGCTCGGCGGAAACATGCGCGGACAAAAGATGTTGAATGAGATGTACAAGAACGGCTTTACCGCGAAAGCCGTCCTGCAGTATACCGGCAATCTGAATGACGAGCTTGAGAAGCGATATACCACGAAGATTGAAGAGTATATCACCGGAAAGGTCGACACGGTCAAAAACCTCGTGCCGATTCCGGCAGGCTCGACAATCCAGCCGCTGAACATGAAGCTCGCCGACAATCAGTTTATCGAGTTGAAAAAATACTCGGCGTTGCAGATCGCCGCCGCTTTTGGAATCAAACCGAATCAGATTAACGACTACGAAAAAGCAAGCTACGCCGCCGCAGAGCAGCAGCAGCTTGCTTTTTACATTGACACGCTTTTGTACATTTTGAAGCAGTACGAGGACGAGGTCACCTACAAGCTTTTGAGCGACGAGGATATCGCGAGCGGGTATTTTGCAAAATTCAACGCGGCCGTTATTCTTCGCGCCGACTTTAAGACGCAGCTCGAAGCGATGGCGACCGCAGTGCAAAATTCCATCTACACACCAAATGAGGCGCGTGCCTACTTGGATAAAGGCGAGCGTCCGGGCGGCGACCAGCTGATTTGTAACGGATCCATGCTTCCGCTGACGCAGGCCGGAATACAGTACGCCAAAGGAGGTGAAAAAGATGAAAATTGACAAATGCGCCATTGTCAAGAGCCTCGATCTTGACGATGACAAAATGGCGAAAATCAACGCCTGCACGCTGAAAGAGCTGACCGCCGAAGAGGTTTTTGCCTTTAAGATGGTCGCTTGCGACAACGAGATTGACCGTGACTATGAGGCATTTTCCGGCAAGACGCTTGAGCAGCTTGCCGAGCTGTACAAAGGCAAGACCGTTATAAGCGACCACAATCCGCAGAGCACAAATCAGTGCGCACGGATTTTTGACGCGGAGGTTATCACCAGTCCCGGCGAGACCACCAAGACCGGCGAAGAGTATAAACAGCTTGTCTTACACTGCTATTGCATTAAGGCAACGAGCGGGCAGCTCATCGCCGAAATCGAGGGCGGCATCAAAAAGGAGTGCAGTGTCGGGTGCAGCGTCAAGTCTGCGCAGTGCTCTATCTGCGGCGGCGACGCCAGACGGTGCGAGCACTATCGCGGCAAACGGTACGACGGCGCGCTTTGCTTTTATAAGCTTGTCGGCGCGGTCGACGCTTATGAGGTTTCTTTTGTCGCGGTTCCCGCACAGCGCGCGGCGGGCGTGACCAAAGAGTTCGAGGGCGAGGAACTGCCCGAAGAAAAAGAAAAGTCCACAGACTACACGGATGCCATACGCATCCGTGAAAATTTTATCTACATGGAGGAATCAAACGATGAATAAGAAAATGAGAGATCTGCTTGCCAAAATCAAGTCCAAGACCGAAGAGGCAAGGCAACACAATGAGGCGGGCGAGGTTGACCTTGTCAAGGCTTGCCTCGACGAGGTCGACAACCTCAAGGGCGAGTATGAGACCGAGAAGCGCCTCTTTGAGGCGGAGCAGGACGAGCTCGACCCCGAGGGGCACGGCGACAACGGCGGTGCAGATCTCAGCGAAGAGAAGAGCTTTGTCGAATATCTGAGAAAGGCGGCCTCGGCGGGAATGTCGCAGGGCTCGAACGGTGCGATTATCCCGAAAACCATCGCGAGCAAGATAATCACCGATATAGTCAACGTATCGCCGATTATTGAAAAGGCCACAAAGTACTACACTAAGGGCGCTCTGTCCATACCTGTCTACGGTACCGACGCCTCTGCCGATTCGCCGACCGGTGATATCGCCGCCGCCTATCAGGGTGACGAGTTCACCGCACTGACCGCAGGCCAGGGCAAGTTTACGAGCGTAGACCTTTCCGGCTATGTCCTCGGCGCGCTTACCGTCATTTCCAACAAGCTTATCAACAACACCGACATTAACATTGTCGCAAAGGTTGAGGAGCTTATGACCGAGGCTTTCCGCGCCAAGCTCGAGCGCGAGCTTATCCACGGCACGAGCGGCAAGATGACCGGCGCGGTCTCGACCACCAACAAAAAGACGCTGACTACATATGCGCTCTCCGGCATCACTTTTGATGTCCTTATCGATATGCAAGCGATGGTGCCGCAGATCTACCAGTCCAATGCGATGTGGATCATGAGCAACAAGACCTTTACTGCGCTCAGGAAGACCAAAAACTCACAGAATGACTACCTGATGAAGGACATCGAAAACGGCTTCGGCTGGAAGATACTCGGCTCGCCGGTCTATCTCTCCGACGCAATGGACGAAGCGGATGCGCAGGAGGGCTTCCCTGTCCTCTACGGTGATTTTTCGGGCATGGCGCTTAAAATCGCAAAACAGCTCGAGCTGCAGGTGCTTAACGAGAAGTATGCCGACAAGAACGCCAAGGGCGTTGTCGGCTGGCTCGAGGCAGACTCCAAGGTCGAGAACAATCAGAAGATTGCCGTTCTTCAGTCTGGCAAGCAGAACGGCTGAGGCGGTGTAAACAATGGCCGTATCACTGGCGGAGGCTAAACGCTTCCTGCGTGTCGATGACGATGTCGACAATGCAATGATAAAAGGCTTTATCGACGCGGCCGAGAAATTTCTCTCGGCTGCCGTCGGCAGCGACTGCGACCTTAACGATCCGCGCGCACAGTTTCTTGTGCTCGTCGCCGTGCGTGATATGTACGACGGCGGCGAGCTAAACCGCACGGTGTCGGCGAACACCGAGAAGCTTTTTAACAGCTTTGCACTGCAGCTGAGAACGGAGGCAGGAGCCGATGTATCTGAAAAACAGAATTGAGGTCGCCTATATCGACAAGAGCGGGCAGGACGCCGACGGTTATGAAAAAAATACCGAGCGGCGCCTGCCGCTGTGGGCGCATGCGGAGTCGTCAAAGTCAAGCGAGTTTTACGAGGCGGCGCAAGCCGGCATGAAAGTCGAGCGGGTCTACATCGTGCGCTCGCGGTCTTTTGACCGCCGTAGCAAATTTGTCTACGATGGCGAAACAAAACTGCAGATAACGCGCGTCTATGACCGTCTCGACGGTCTGACGGAGCTGCACTGCTCCGACATGAAGGTGGACTGAATGGGAAAGTTTGATTTTGAAATAGATCCGGCTTTTTTGCGAAGTCTCGGTAAGCTGGCGGAAGTTGAGAAATACGCTCCGCAGATGATTGACGCGGCAACTCCGATTTTAGAGAAAAACATAAAATCGGCACTTGCCGGACATCGGCGAACTGGCACGATGGTCAACAGCGTCAAGCGCACACGCGCGAAGAAAGCCAAGAACGGAACATATCTCGCGACAGTCAGACCGACCGGGATGTCAAAAAAATACATCGACAAGCACGGCAAGGTTAAAAAGCGAAAGACACCTGTCCGCAATATGGAAATTTTGGCGCACTTGGAATACGGTACAAAGAACCAAGCACCGACACCGCTGCTGACCAAGGCAGTGAATGACTGCCGCGCGGAATGCGAGTCGGCAATGGCGGAAGTGTTTCGGCGTGAATCGGGGGTTGAAGGATGAATGTGAATCAGCTGATAATGTCCGCACTCGGCGACATGGGAATGAAAATATATCCGAATTTTTATTCCGGTGACGACGAGGAATATATCACTTTTTCCTATCTCGACGAGCGGCCGGAGTTTTGGGCGGACGATGAGCCGATATATGACGGCACATATGTGCGCGTGTCGCTGTGGACGCGGAACAATCCGCAGAAATACAAAAAGCAAATCAGAAAACGGCTCCGCGCGGCGGGCTTTACGGTCACGTCGACTGCGGAGTTGTACGATGAAGAAAAGAACTATGTCCAAATCGCGGTTGATGCCGAGATTGAGGGCGTAGTCAATGATGAGGAGGACGATTAAAAAATGGCCCAGTTTAAAGCATCTCTGCCTGTTTTTGCGCCGATAAAGTCAGAAACTGACTCGGCGATAACCTACGAAAACGGTGCTTTTGTCGGCAAGATGGTCAAGACCGAAGTCAAGCCGAACAAGGTCGAAGGCTCTCTCTATGCCGACGACGCGCTGGCGGAGTATGAAACAGAATTTAAAGATGCCGACATCACTCTTGAAACGTCAACTATTCCGGTTGAGGTTTTTGTGAGTATGTTCGGCGAGACGAAGACCGAGGGCACGGGCTCGACGACTCCGAAGCCGACCGTGCTGACCTCAAAAGCGAGCGACGCGCCAGTATACGGCGGCTACGGCTTTGTTTCCGTCGAGGTCGTGGACGGCGTGAGAAAGTATCTGACTTATGTTGTCCACAAGGTCAAATTCTCGCTTCCGAGTGAGACACACACCACCAAAGGCGACAACATCACCTTTAATACCTCGTCGCTCGAGGGCAAGGCAGTAGCGGACAAGTCCGGAGCGTGGCGCACCAAGACCTATTACACCACCGCCGCCGAGGCGATCGCCGCACTTAAGACCAAGTTCGGAATCACGGTCTCCGACACATAAACCAAAAAGGAGGAGCGGGCGGGGAAACTCGCCCGCGCGTCTATTTATGAACGCTATCATTTGTGAAACAAAAGAAAGACGGGTTCCGCTGACTATCGGCGGAAAGACATATAACGTCGCTCTGACGCTTAACTGCATCGAGCAACTGCAGGAAAGATACGGCGAGCTTGAGAATGTCTTTGGAGCGTCGAGTGAGGTCAAACAACTTAAGTGGATCCTTGCCGTGCTTATCAACGACGCGGTCGATGCTTACAACGACGACCATGATGTCAAGCTCGAGCATGTCACCGAGAGCTATATCGGCAGAAAAATCGACATAGGAAACATCAGCGAGTACACCGACGTGCTGATGCAGACCTTCGGCGTGTCGCTTCCGACCGCCGAGGAGCTGCCGGAGGACGACGAGCTGAACGCCGCCGTCGATGCCGTGGCAGAAGCGGCAGGACTCGAAGAAACAAAAAACAGTCAGGCCGAGTAATCGTCGATGTTGACCTCTGGATTTTCAGAGCGACGGTATTACTCGGCTTTCCTTTTGCGCAGGCTTGGCGGCTGACTTTGCGGCAAGTCACGAGCCTGTATGAAAATTATTGCATATGGCATGGATTAGTCAAAAATGGGGAGGTGGATGATGAGTAGTAAAAACTTCCGCATAGGCCCGAAGATTGTATGCGACGGCGAAGCCGATTTCAAAAAAGCAATAAAGGACATCAATAACAGCATGCGGCTGTTGCGCTCCGAGGCGAAGAAGAACACACAAGAGTTCGCTCAGAACAAAGATCAGCTCGGATATTGCACATCGCAGTACTCGACTCTGAACCGCACTATGGCAGAGCAAAGAGCCAAAGTAGAGTTGATTAAAGACGCTTTAGCAAACGCCACCAAACATTTTGGCGAAAATTCCGACGCCGTGCGCGAGTGGGAAATTCAACTTAACTACGCGCAGGCGGACTTGGCTAAGTTTACAAAAGACGTCAACGACATGGGCAATGAGTGGGACAAGCTCGAAAAAGAATCGGGTCCAAAAACCACACTCGAAAAAATGGCCGATGGGCTTAACAATGTCCGCGACAAAATCGACAAGTTCAAGGACAAAATCAATGTCTTTGGAAAGTTGAAAGATAAGCTGTCCGAGGTCAAAGAAAAACTGAGCATTTTCAAACGGAGCACCAACGAAGCCGGAGACAGCCTCGAAAAAGCCGGGAAAAAGAGTATCAAGTTCGGCGACCTTATCAAGGCTCATGTCATAAGTGATGTTATCGTTGGCGGTCTGAAAAGTGTTGCCTCGGCCTGTAAGAGTATCGCTAAAGGGGTTTTTGATTTTGTCAAGGAATCAGTCGCAGGCTTCGGCGAGCTTGAGCAGAACCTCGGTGGCGCGGAGGCCGTTTTCGGCAGTCATGTCGATGCAGTCGTTGAAAAGAGTAAAAGTGCCTATAAAGACATGGGCGTTGCTCAAAGTGAATACCTCGCGACCGCGAACAAAATGGGCTCGCTGTTCCAGGGCTCCGGGCTGTCGCAGGAGCGCAGCCTTGAGCTGACCACAAAGGCTATGCAGCGCGCGACCGACGTCGCGTCCGTCATGGGCATTGACACATCGCAGGCGCTTGAATCTATCGCCGGAGCTGCAAAAGGCAACTTCACAATGATGGACAACCTCGGCGTGGCTATGAACGCGACGACCTTGCAGGCATATGCTGCCGGCAAGGGCATCAACTTTGTCTGGAACAAAGCATCGAACGCTGAAAAAGCCGAGCTTGCAATGCAGATGTTTTTTGAGAAAACGGAGCAGTATGCAGGCAACTTTGCGCGCGAAGCCGAAGAGACGCTGACCGGATCGATCGGCATGGCGCAGGCGGCAATGCAGACGCTGAAAGAAAACCTCGGCAACAGCGAAGCCGACCTCGAGCCGATGATTATGAATCTCCTGAACTCGGTCAAGGCGGTCATTCGCAACGCCGCTCCGGTCGTGCAGAATGTTGTCAACGCAATTTTGGAACAGACGCCGTTACTGCTTAAAGCAGGCGCGCAGATGGTCAACTCTCTGCTCGACGGTCTTGTCTCCAACCTCGCGCCGATACTCTCCGGCGCGGTTGACGTCGTCTTTACTCTGGTCGACGGCATCGTCGCGAATCTCGATCCTATCATGCAGGCGGCGGTCACGCTTATAGTCGTGCTTGTCGGCGCGCTTGCGGATAATATCGACAAGGTGATAGATGCGGCGTTTACGCTCGTCGACTCACTCGTCAACGCACTGCTTAAAGACGATAATCTTTCAAAAATTCTCAACTCGGCGGTCAGGTTGGTGATAGAAATATCGACCGGGCTTATCGCCAACGTTCCGCGCCTTATCCCGGCGGCATTTCAGCTGATCGGCGGCGTTGTCAAAGGCTTGTGGGATAACAAAGGTCTTGTCGTGGACGCAATTGTCAAAGTCTGCAAGGCAATGCTCGAAGGCTTCAAAAACTTTTTCGGCATACACTCACCGTCAACCGTTTTTGCCGGACTCGGCAAAAATCTTCTCGAAGGTCTGTGGAACGGTATTAAGAACATGAAAGACTGGCTTATCCGAAAAATCAAGTCTCTTGGTTCTGCCGTCACGGAAGCGATGAAATCGGTGCTCGGCATACACTCGCCGTCGACCGTTTTCCGCGACCAGATCGGTAAAAACATGGCTCTCGGCGTTGGCGTCGGATTTGAAACCACGATGCGCGACGTCGCGAAGAGAATGACCGACTCCATTCCGATGGACGTTGACATCAACGCGACCGGGAATTTTACGGCGCGCCGAGCGCAGGCGGCAATTAGCGGCGGCAATAAGGTCTATAACTTTAATGTCACCATAAATGCCGCAGACGGCGGGGGCGATGTGAGAGCTCTCGCCTCGCGCATCGCCGAAGAAATCTACGACGAGATGCGCAGAAAGGAGCGGGCATATGCCTAAAACTTTCACTTTCAATTCAAAAAAATCGAGCGACTTCGGGCTTGTGGTGCAGGAGGCAACAATCAACAAAACACCGGCGCGACCGTATGATCTGCAAAAGATTCCCGGCCGCGCCGGGCTTTTGATAATCGATTCGAGCATCGACGACCTTGAAAATGTAGAAATCACCTACACCGTCGGCTGCAAAGACATTGCGGCAAACCGCGATGCTATCGCAGACTGGCTTTTCGGCAGTGCGGCATATGCTAAACTGGCGGACAGCTCCGACACAAGCAGCTATCGCATGGCGATCTGCACGAGCGGGCAGGATTGGGACGAGCAGATCCGGAATTTCGGCACGGCGAAGCTGGTGTTCAGCTGCAAACCGTTCCGCTTTCTGACTTCCGGCGATGTCAAAACGACGCTGACGGCGGCGAAAAAAATCACCAATCCGACGGCGTATTCCGCGCTGCCATATATCAAGATATACGGCAGTGGAAACATCACGCTTTCGATTGGCGGTCAGTCTTTTCCGTTTTTAAACATCGGCAGCTATATCGAGTGCGACAGTGCCTTGCAGCTGGTCTATACCGGCGCGACCGGGAAGTCAGACAGAGCCAACTTTGACAGCTTTCCGGTGCTGTCACCCGGGGGAAATGCTATAAGTTGGAGCGGCGGAACCGTGACCAAGGTCGAGATCGTGCCGCACTGGAGGCGCTTATGATACCGATACTTTATAAGCCGGACGCAAAAACAAAAATCGGCTGGCTTGCCGAAGCGAGTGACTGCCAATGCACGGAGGAGCGCAACGGCGTTTTCGAGCTCGAATTTCAATATCCGATGCTCGGGCGATACGCCGCAGATCTCGTCATTGACCGATATGTCAAGGCAAAGCCAAACGCGACCGCCGCAAATCAGTTTTTTCACATCCGCAAAGTGTCAAAGCCTATCAACGGCATGTTTACTGTTAGCTGCGAGCATATCAGCTACGCACTTTCCGGCTATCCGGTGCCGACCGTTTCGGCATCCGGAAACGCGCAGGTCGCTATCAACGCCATATTGACCGCCGCAAAGAATCAGCTCGGCAAGGACACAGGCTTTTCCGTGGCGACGACCGATATTACTCTGTCGTCGTCAATCGCACTGACCAATGTTTCGGCGCGCGCTGCGCTCGGCGGAGTGTCCGGCTCCGTCCTTGACGTCTACGGCGGCGAGTACGAGTTTGACAATCACACGATAAAGCTGCACAAGGCGCGCGGCAAAGATCGCGGGGTCAGAATTGCATACGGTCGCAACATGACGGAGTTAAAGTGCGATATCGACATGGATAGCGCATACACCGGCATATATGGCTATGTCAAAAACGACAATGTCGACTTGCACAGCTATAAGGCAGTGACCAACTCAAGCGGCATCAATGCAAAAACGCTGATACGCGATTTTTCGTCCGATTTTTCGGGCGGCGATAGCAAAATCACGCAGAGCGGGCTTGACTCGGCGGTGTCGGCATACGCGGCGGCAAATGATATCAACTCGCCGACCGTGTCAATGACGGTGTCATTTGTGGACTTGTCGCAGTCGCCGGAATACGCGAGTTTTTCCGCGCTTGAATCGGTCAGCCTTTGCGACACAGTGCAGATCTATCACAAAGACCTCAACATCAATATCAAAGCAAAGGTAATTAAAACGGTCTATGATGTCCTGCGCGAGCGGTACACATCCATTGACCTCGGATCGCCGCGTGCGAATTTTGCCGACGTCATAAAACAGACGGTCAACGAGGCCAAAGACCTGCGCGGTCAGCTCGTCTCGGCGAAGTCCGACTTGACGGCGGCATACGAAAAGGCGATAGCCGACGCAACGGCGGCAATCACCGGGAACAGCGGCGGATATGTCCGACTCAACCCGTCGCAGAATCCGCAGGAAATTTTAATCATGGACACGCCGGACATCTCGACCGCCAAAAACATATGGCGGTTTAATCTTTCCGGCTATGGTCATTCGTCCGGCGGCTACTCCGGACCATACAGGACAGCAGTCACGCAGGACGGTCACATCGTCGCCGACTTTGTTGATACCGGCACACTAACGGCTAACATCATCAAAGCTGGAATAATGCAGTCCGCAAACGGCGAATTTTCCTTTAACCTCGAAACCGGGCACATCGAAGCTTCCGACATCAACATCACCGGCGGCGATATAAACCTTGACGGCGGTACCCTGTCAATCTTAAACAACGACGGCTATAAAGCCGACTTGTCAGGCGGCGTGCTTGACCTCTATCAGGGCGCGGGCACGGGAACCGGAACAGGGGAAAAATATCTGACCTTTGGCAGCTCGATGCTGTATAAAACCGCGCTCGGCGGGGATTGGTATGCGACTATAGCTGCGCCCGAGTTTACACTCGGTGAGCAGTCCGCAAAAGGCTTTAGATTTGGAAAATCGAAAGATAACGCCTCTACGGTCAAGCCTGTCGTCAACAGTCTTGGCTACAGCTGGGACACCGACTATATGCTCGTCGAGAAAGACAAAACGCGAATCAGGCGGTGTGTTGAAACAAACGAAGCAAAGGAAGATCAGTTTGAGAGCCTGATACATCACCGTATAGTCGGCGGGACGAATTTTAAACTCGGTGTGGGTATCGCGAAAATGAACGCCGAAAAGACACCGGGAGCGGGCTTGGAAATAAGAGGCGAGACGTCCGGCTATCTCTGGGCGGGACTCTATGCGTGGACGGAGCTTGATAATGTTATGCGCTTAACCTTCCAAACGCGAAATCAGGACGGCACGACCTACAGCAGGACACTCACGGCAAACGGCGATAATCTTTGGTTTAATGGCAGACGCTTGAAATTTGCAGACGAATAGGCGGTGAAAAAATGACAAAAACCGAAATCGAAAAGAAAATCGCAGAGGTCAAAGCGCAGGGCGACGCCTTGCAGAAGAACAACTCTCAAATAATGCAGCAGCTCGAACTCAACAAGCTCGAGCTTGCGAAAATCTGCGGCAAAATAGAACTGTTGTCCGATATGCTCTCAGAGCTCGAAAAGACGCCCACAGAGGGCGAGAACGGGGAGGCGGAAGAATGCAGACGAGAACGATAACGGTTGATTATGCCCGCCCGCGTGGCTACGACGTAGGCTACCGCGCCGAAAATAATTTTACTCTGCTTGCCTTGCCTGTGCCCGAAGAGCTCGAGGGCGCGGACAGCTACAGAGTCTATTTTGAATCAACGATCGGCGAGTATTTACAAACCGAGCCGCTGACTCCTGCGGACGGCTATGTGGCGGTTAAAATTACAAGCGATGTTGTGCCCGAGCCGGGCAACATGGCAGCGCAGCTTGTCGCCTTTGCGGACGGCGAGAGAGTCGGCTATGCGCCTATGATAACAGGCTCTGCAAAGGTGTCAATCCCGGACGGCAC